GTGATGTCTACTGTTTTGGGTGCAGAAAAAACCATGCCGAGATTGTCCTGCCCTTTGACAGGTACAACCCTGTCGGGCGCGAAACGGCGGCAAAAAGTATAAACATGCGAGGTGTTGTATCCACTGTCAACAGCCATCAGGCGCAACGGCATTTCTCCATATCCTACACGCGGCCAGCGTTCTTCTACCACTTCTGCCAGTCTGTTCCATACCTCAACCCCTGCCGTATCGCCTTCAATAACTCTGTAATCAATAGAATATGAACGCTTGTCCCTGCACCATCCGACAACTTCAAGTTCTACCCTGTCCTTTTGAACGTCCACACCTGCGGTAAGGAAACATACGTCTTCGGGAATCTGGTTTAAAGGGTAATGTTCGCGACGGTTATAAAGATTTTTATTTTCCGGGGCTTCACCGCGCTCCATCCATGTTTCGCCGAGTACGGTGTTGACAAATACTTTCAATTTGTCCTGTACGCCCTTTGATACTAAAAATTCACGCGCAATGGTTTCCCATGACTTCCACCCGAAAGGCGAATATAATGTGTTCAGGTGAAATCCGATAACCTTGTCGCTTGACTTTTCGGGACATTCGGGAATCCATTCAGCGCCTTCGGGAAAATCGTCTGTTTTTTCCGTAAACATGGTTGTCTTATACCGTTCCTCTATCAAACAGCCGCAATGTATGCAACAATACTGTGCCGTTTCGGGTTTCCCTTCATCCCATTTCAGTTGACTAAAAACAAGCCGTTGCTTTTCGCCGCAATGTGGACAGGGTACATGGTAATAGTTTTGGTCGGTACCTCCGATTGTATTTCCGTTATCATCCGGCTTACCGAAAAATTCACGCTCAATAACCGACATTCCCGATATGGTTGGCGTACTGCCTATCAGGATTTTCTTTTTGCCCTCAAAAGAACTTGTACGCGCTATGGCTAAATCAAGCGGGTTACCTTCGCCGTCGACATCCAACGGGTAAGCATCCACCTCATCAAGTATGAGGTATCGAACAGGCATTGAACGAAGTCCTGCGCTGCTGTTTGCCCCTGCGAGCCTTAGTACTCCGCCGGGAAAGGATTTCATGTTGATCGTGTTTTTCCCGTCACGGCTTTTGTTCGGCGATACCCGCGCGGCTAATTCGGGACAGGCTTCGATAAGCATGTCAATACGTGTTTTGGAAAGCAAATCAACCATATCGGTAGTAGGTTGAACCATTAACATGGGTGCAGGGGTGATGTGCATACCGTAACCTATGAAGTTACAACAGGCTTCCGTAAATCCTACCTGTGAGGATTTCATTACAACAACTCTCTGATAGGGAGAAAAATCGCTCATACAGTCCATTATCTTGCGAAGATAAGGCGTTCTTTTGGTACGGTATCGCCCGGCCTCAGCCGCCGCTATCGTTGAGAGAAACCGGTATTTATCCGCCCATTCGGATACGGTAATACGGGGAACCGGCTTTAAACCATCTAAAAAACCACCTATCACTAAATCATCCATGCTTACTTCTTCTATTATTTGCTTGCTCTTTTACAGTTGCCCATCTGCAATTTGACGGTTCATAGTTCCCATTTACATCTATTCTATCAATAGAATGTTTGTCAGATGGACGCTCGCCCATATCTTCTAAAAAGTTTTCAAAGGAATTTAACCATCTATCACAAACAGTTATTCCACGACCACCATAGTGTTTATAATTCTTGTTGTTAGAATTATTACATCTTTTTTTCATTCCCGACCACGTGTTAAAAAGAGGGTGTTCCTTTCCATGCCGCGCGTGTCCATGAATAGTTTTTAGTTTAACATTATTATCGACCCTGAAACATCCACAGGATTTGGTATTCCCTAATAATAAATTATTTCCACATACATGCTTTATCGTTCCACATTCACACACACATATCCAATATAAATTTCTGCCAACACATTTTTTATCAGACCTTTCTAAAACTTTCAACCTACCGAAAATCATCCCCGTTAAATTCCATACCTTGGAACATCCACAAGTTTTAGAGCCTCCGCTTTGTAAGTTGTTTCTTTGAATATTAACAATATTGCCGCAATCGCATTGACATAACCAATATTTAGCAGAACCTTTTTTTTGTGTATCAGAAAGGCGCAACACCGTCAGTTTTCCAAATTTTTTTCCTGTTAAATCAATAAAATTCCCCATATATGTAATTTTATCCAATAGATATATTTTTAATATTTGATAATTCCTCTAATGATAAAGCCAAGGCTTCCGTTAGAATAATCCGTATCTGTGTCTGATTCCCTTGTGCCGCTACGATTTCCGAAAGGATACGGTCTGGAACAGACATTATTTTATCTCTTAATGTTCTTGAAACCTCAAATAACTGCTTATAAACCACATCTTTTTGCACAAGAGACCCTTTTAACCTCAACAATTCAATCTGTGCGATTTCTGCTTTCGCGATTTTCTCACGTCGTTGCGCCTCTGAAAGTGTCATGTTCTTTTCTTTGCTTTCCTTTTTGGCGGGTTGTACGTTTTCTCCGTTTAAACTCAATTCCTCTCGAAGTCGTTGAACGGCGGCTTTTGCTTCGGGCGTTCGCCTGCCCTGACTAACATTTTCGGTATTTACCCATGCTATATCTGCCTCTGTTTTGTTTATAAAGACCCTTTTGTTTTGACCATTCCGCCCCCCAAAATTACCAAACGATATTGCGCTTGCAGGTATTCGACCGTTGTTAATTGCCTTTTTGACAGCAGTAGGCGATACACTTAGAGTCTTTGCGTAATCTTCTAAAATAATCCAATTAGGTTCTGAATCCATGAATTACAGTTTTAGTTTGTCAATTTCTATCAACTTATTCTTGTTGTGTATCATTAACTCGTATGGTTTATTTTGCTTATCAAGCATTTTAATTTCTCTTTTTGTTCCCTTGCTTTCTCCATCCCAAATAACAATCGCAGAATCGCAAGTATCAACCATCTTTTTGTTTTTTGTCATTATATCTTGAAGCGCCTGATATAATCCCAATTTAGTATTATAGCAATGTAACGTTATTTGAAGACCTTTATCTTTTGCAACCTGATAAGCAACTTTTGCAACACCTTCTATATTACCGCTTGTAATGTATTCACAATCGTTGTTCATCATGTCAGAAAGCATACTGTAACTGAATCCAACATCTATTTTACGCGAACCAAAAATGGCTACTTTTTGTTTATTTTCTTTTGTGCTCATTATCAGGAAACTAATTTTTGAAACTTCTAACTAAAAAGGAAACGCGGTGCGGCCTACCCTCGTTTTTGATTGCCGGGAAGAACCTAAAAATTTTTGAAAAATTTTCTAAAAAATAAATTGTTTTCATCCGAATATGAAGATGTTAGTTATTTCGCAATATTATCTGCCGCAACCTTGAGCAATCTCTCTACTTCAATTACTACCTGCTTATTGATAAATTCATTCACATGCGATGAAACTCTTTGCCCGACAGCCAATGTGAAAGGCGATGCTGTATGCGCTTCTGTGATTGCTTCTACTTTCTTTATCTTTCCTGACTTTGTTGTCTGTTTTGTTTTCGTATACCTGTTTCCCTTTCCGCGTCCCGCAGGTAACTCCTTTGCGTATTTCCAATCACTCCTTCTCTTACTGTGGGTATATCTACCCCGTCCGAATACTCCCTCATGCCCCGATTTCATTTTAGCCATAAAAGCATGTCCGAGGGTTATACTCTTGCCTTTGTACACTGATACGGTAACACCCGAATCTGTTCCTGTCGGCTTAAATGCTACAACAGGAACAGATGATGTTTTAAGGTGTATTCCTGCATAAAGATTATCACGTGTGGCTTTCGGATTCACAAAGGCAATACGTTTCATGTATTTGGGCGCTATATTCGTTTCCTTCTTCAGCGCGGCATTGATGCCTGACTGTTTATTGGATATTGCCCTGGCCATTGTCCTGTTCATTGCGTTTGCGGTTTTGGTGCGAATGACATTATCCGACAGTTCGTTTTTGAACTTTCGCATAATGGCTTCTATTTCACCCTTTTTTTCTATTGTTATTGCTACGTTCATACCATTCATTTTTTATGTTTCGCAAAGATAGTAAAGATATTCATATCGCTATTGTTGTTTTTGTCCTAAATGTCGCTTTTTGCTGTGTTGGTCAGAAAAAATACGGGGTTTATAAAATTTTGTTTGGTCAATATGTCGCATTTTTATATTTATGATGATTTTGATGGCGACTAAATGGAGGGGGTGGTAAATAATATACTTTCTCATTCCCCCATATCCTGCAATCACATATCGGATAACCGATTTTGCGCAAGTCGGATATGCAGCGGTGCGGGTTTGAGGCTCCGAACTCTGTGCGTATTTCGCTTGCCATCGTGCTGCCTGTCTCAACCAATAGTGATAATACTTTGAAATTTAATGTCTCCATAATCTTGCCTGTTAAAATGGTGGGGGTTCGTCGGTAGGTGTCAAGTCAAATAAATCCTGTTCTTCCGGTTCGTTTTTGATGAGATGATTCGTATTGTCCCATTGCAGGCAGACGTATTCTCCTCCCTGCAATACCGCATCGCCGTAACGTCCGTTGTTGATATTGAACTTAAAAAACGCAGTTCCCGGTTCTCCGAAATGCCTGAACCTTACTTTTTGAACGTGCACTTCAGTTACATGTGTATCTTTGTCGCGGTGCACTGAAATCCCAAAATCCGTTTTATTAAAGAAATTCGCACTGCCGTTTATATCGTACAACGTCGGTTTGTCAAAATTCCCGTTAGCGCCACGTTTCATTTTTGTAGGATGAGCCACAAGAATTGTCAGTATATCATGCTTTTGCTGGAATGCACACAATTTATCCAATTCATGTGAAATAAAGTTGGTTTCGCTCATTCCACCCGGTATGTTATACTCCAATCTGTTCCATGGGTCTATCACAAGCGCTTTTATCCCTTTTTTACCAACAAGGTAGGCGGCTTTTTCAAGGATGTTATCGAGAGAAAAACTGTCTTTTGGATAGATAAAAAAGAAGTTGTCTTGCATATATTCTTTCACCCTTTTGTATTCGTTTGGCTTGATATGCCCGACCTGAAATTTTGCTCCTGTTATTTTTGAAATCAAAGAGGATGCGTGAATCTGTAACGGGTAGTTTTCGGGTGAAAAGAAGGCAACCTTCCATCCATATCGCATGTTAAGGCGTTCAACCAGATAATCGACAAACGTACTTTTTCCGGAAGAAGGTATACCNGTAACCGTCAATAACCTGCCNGTTTCAAACGAACAAAGATTATCAAACGACTCATGCCCGATAGTTACNCCTTTTTGCATCCCTTTTTCAAAAAGTGTATCCAAAGAATCCTCAAAGTCGGAAATATGGAAAATTCCTTCCACCTTAATTTCTTTTGCATTTTTGAGCGTTTGAAGCAAGGAATATGTCCCGTACTTGACAAGGTGTTCGTTAGCATCCTTGCAACCCTCGCCGTATGTAACAATCCTGCACCTTTCAGCGCCTAATCTGCGGATTAGTTCTTTACGAAGCATCAATCCCCTGTTATCTGTGTCGGATGCGATATAAATTATTTCCTTGTCATCGAGGTATTCTTCGATATAGTTATCCAAATATTTCAGGGCTTGATTTTCTCCTGTGGCACCATTCGGAACGGACACCGCATATTCATATCCTGCCTGTATGTAGGACATCGCATCTATTTCTCCCTCTGTGATCACGCATTCTTTTTGTCCCTTTATGGCATCAATATTCCACAAAATCAATTCAGCGCCTCCAATGAGTTTGAACAACTTGTCGCCGGTGCGAAACTTGGTGTTTATCAACTCTCCATTCAAAAAGTAGTTGAATTGAACTGTGTTCCTCTTCTTTTTTTCCCCATGCATCAGTTCAGGGCCTTCTCCGATTTTCAATTTTACGAGGGTTTCCTGTCTTATCGAACGATTATCAAACCATTTGACAAGTTTATCAGATAACTTGGTGTTGTTTCGCAATGGTGGTCTTTTATAAGTCTCTTCCATAATTACTTCTTTTTTAACTAATTCTGTCGCATAACCTTCCCATAAGCAGTGATGACATTTATACCCGCCTGTTTCTAAATTAACAGACAAACACTTTATGTTCTTTTTCTTACGAGACATACTGCATTGAGGACAGATCGTAACGTCCTGTTTCCTCCTGCAACGTGATACGTCAATATTTAATTCACTCCATCTCATTGTTTTGCGATAATCATCATATTGCGTTCTCCCATGTATTTTTGTGTCGAATAAAAATATAGTCTTTACGCGGCCTTGGTGGCGCGTCATCCGGTATGAAATCCGGCATACTTCTGTCTCCATAACAGCGCTTTCCGTTGAAAACAAACTCATAAACGGACTTTGCCAGACCGTCCATAACGTCTGCCACTGTCAACTTCGTTTTATGCACGTTATAGATTGTGTTATCAACCATACGCCCGATGTCCTCATCGCCGAAATTGCGCTCAATGAGTGTTTCGACTAATGCGATAAAAAAACTTTCAGGTGTGTCGTAAAATCTGACTATTAACTTACTGATTAAGTTTGCAACCTTTTCTTTTCTGTCATCCATAATTATTTGTTTTTAAATTGATTAATGAATTTCATCGTTCTATCTTCTGCCGAGGTACTTGTACCTGTGCTTTCTTCAATTTGCCCAAACTCCTGCGTCCAGCACTTTTGGAAAATCCAAGTTCTAAGACGCTTCCAGTCTGCACAGAATTTCTTGTTTTTCTTCAGCAACTCCCTGTGTTTGATTTCTCTTTCCAATGACGGAATCAAGAGCGGAATAACATCCTGCCATTTTTTCTCTGTTTTTTTGAAATAATCAAACTCAACATCTGACCCTCTTTTATCGCCTGGATATTTTTTCCTGAACTCTTCAAAAATTGAAGGCAAAGAAATCTCAACTTTCTTTGTATCTTCGTTAGAAGATATTTCTTTCTCTTGTTTTGTCTTGTTTCGTTTAGTCTTGTTTTGTTTATTAATAGTACCCGTTTGTGTCGGATTTGTGTCCGCACTTGTGTCCGCACTTGTGTCCGCACTTGTGTCCGCACTTGTGTCCTTATTGTGGATGCAAAAAGGTATCATTTTATAAACAGCAGACATATTACCCCCTCTTGATTCCCATGTAATTCTATTTTTTTGGGCAAGTATATTTCTGGCTTCAAATAATTCTGAACGTTTGAATCCTGTTTTGAATTCAAGTGCTGATATGGCTACTGCAAATGATTCCACCCAATCCGCCTTATTGTTTACGTGCATAAGTGCGTACCATAAAGCAATAGCAGATTTTGGTAGACGGTTTGTTTCGAGCCAATCGTAGAATTTGTTGATTTCAGAAATATAATTCATATTTACAAAGTTTTAAAACACTTTCTCCCTGTACGGTTTTGCGTTCGATATGTTGTTTTTCGATGCATTTATTGATATATTGCTGTGTCTTTTCGACACTCCAGCCCCAACGGTCGGATAAGGATCTCAAGCTCGAGTGAATTTCACCCCGTTCAATAGTTATTCGACGACCGTTAGGTAATATTTTAATCGCTGGTTCCGCGTCAAATCGTGCTGACTGTATTAAGTCTAACCACGCTTCCGACAGACTAAAGGTGCGTTGCTGCTTCCAATTAGCATCTTCAAAAAATTTTCTGCTTAACCATATGTAACCCTCACTTATTTTCACCTTATTAATCCTTTTCCGTTACTGATAATTCAATAGGCAATTTTTTATCCGAATCACATTACCTCAATTAAACAACTCAACTCGTCTCTCAATGCGATAGCATCATCCTTATTGAGTGTAATCAGTGTTTGATGTTCAACATCACACTCTTGCATTGACAATGAAATATCGTTTTCTGAGTTTAAGTACACTTCCAAAATCATTTCATCATTTAAGATATTTAGCACTTTGTAATTCATGTTTTTTACTTTTTGATTTTCTTGAATTACCGGGAGTAACTCGAATATTACTCCCGGCGTTATCACTTCACTTTTTCACCGTCTATTTGCTCGGTCAGTTTTTGTAGATATGCAATCAATTCAATCGCGTCGTCTTTGGTTAGTTTTATGTTCAACCAAATCTGGTCGTCAAATTCATGCCCAGACCATACAGAAATCATTTCACCGTCAATCCCGACCTCAAGCACTTTTTCGTCATGCGAAATTTTTAACCATGTTGCCATAATTCATCCGTTTGTGATTTGAGTTTTAACACTGTCCGGGGGAAGGTCATCAACTGCCGATGCATCCTCTGTTTCTTCATAGCAGATAAAACCTCTCTGTACTTCATTGTCGCGAACACTGTACATGCAATAAATATCAATAGCATTTTCAATAGCAGCGATTTTATCATAGAANACATCTCTATATACTTCATCTGCATAACATGAGCAATACAATTGAGTAAGTGCGTNCATAATACCGTTGCTCAATTCGTCCGTTTTGTTTATNCAATCNAGAAAAAGCCCTGTTTNCTTGCTGATTACTACCGGTTGTTTTTTAGATTCTTCCATAGCGCTTAAATTTCCGTTTTATGGATTTGATCTATCTGACAGTGTACGCTCTCCATAAACAACCCGTCGACGGCATCTTTCAGTGCATTATAATGTTGCATGAATTTTGCCCAATAAACCTTATTCCCGTTATCCTCTCCGTGCATCGCACAAAGAGCTACCAAAACGCTTTCATCTACATCGCGGAGTTTCAATACACATTCAAGAAACATCTTGCTCTGTGCGCTGATAGTAGCTTGTTGTAATTCTGATGTTTTCATAGCGGTCTACATTATTTTTTCCAAATCTTCCGTTGTTTTCTCGAAATACAAATCCAGGTCGTGTATTAAGTCATTGTGGCGAGACAGTATTAACATAGTCCTATAAATATACCCATAATCTTGTATCATGTCTGTCGCTTTGCATTTGTTGTTATCTACGTAGCTTCTGTATGCCCAATTCATCCTGTCCATAATATCCTCGATTCGACAGTCTGTAATTACTGTCAATGCCCCGAATATATCACCTAACT